ATAACAATATAACTAAAATGAAAATCCATCTAAAAAAATTATATTTAAAAGTTAAAGAATTAAACAATAAGACAATACTCTTACACCAAAGAATATTAATCTTGGAGAACGCATAATGGGAGAATTAAATATAACAGGAGCTGCAAAAGGAGAAGTTGCAGATACAATAACTTCATACTCAGTAGACACTGTACAACTTGATAATCCTTCTGAACAAAAAGAAACAAGATGGCAAAATACTAACTGGACTCAACAACTTGGTTACTATAAAACAATCCCTGAACTACAAGCAGCAATCAATGCTAAAGAATATTGGACTGTAGGTAAAGGAGTTAAAGCAAATGAAATGACAGAAATGTTATTAAATACAATAAAAGGAAATGGTAAACAAACATTTAATACTATTTTAGGTAATATGATTAAACAATATTGTATTGGAGGAGATGCTTATGCAGAAATAGTAAGAAATGAAGATGAAGATTTAATTAATATAAATCCATTAGACCCTGGAAGTATTGTAATAATCTCAAACAAAAAAGGACACATAATCAGATATGAACAAAGTTCTAAATTAAAAGGTAAAAAACCAACTACTTGGAAACCAGAAGAAATATTCCATCTAAGTAGAAATAACTTAGGAGATGAAGTTCACGGTAAAAGTCTTATTGACCCTTTAGAAAATCTAATCTTATTTAACAATGAGATGTTGTCAGACTATAAGATATTGTTACACAGGAATGTATTTCCAGTAAGAATATGGCATTTAGATACAGATGTACCAAGCAAGGTAGCAGCATTTAAAGCTAAAATAGCAGCAAGCAAATCAGATAGAGAAGATATATTTATTCCTAAAGGAGCAGTAGAAACTGAATTAGCAGGAGTACCTACTAACGCTACTCTTAATCCTTTACCTGTTATGGCTTATGTTACAGCAAGATTTTATCAAGCAGCAGAAGTTCCTCAAATCATCGTCGGTGGAGGTTCTGAAATTACAGAAGCTGGAGTTAAAATAGCTTACTTAGCTTATCAACAACCAATTGAAAAAGAACAACTCTTTATAGAACAACAATGTTTAGCACAATTAAATATAGAAGTAGAATTAGACTTCCCTGCAAGCCTTGAAAATGAAATGTTATCAGACAAAAAGAAAGAAGAATCTATGCAAGCAGCAACACCAGAAGATACAAGTCTAACACAAGCTGAAGGACAAGTAGGAGAAGTCAAATGAAACTAACACAAAAAAGCTTTGATAAATTAGTAGATGGTATGAATCATAGATTAACTGGAGTTGAAGGAGATATTAAATGGATAAAATGGATAGGATATTACATAGTTGGAGTATTAACAATGGTAGCACTTGGAGGTTTCGTATTAATATGAAAAAACAATTAAAAGAAATAAAGAGAAAGACGGTACTTGGTAAAAAAGTAACTGGGTTTGAAATAGCTATTAAATTCAACTTAAGAGGAATTTATGAGGAATTTCCAGAATACTTTAGTTGTGATGTAGAAATAACAAATATTAAATCAAGAAGAAAAATAGGGGAGGGTTATTATTAAAATGAGTATATTTAGCAGAATAAAAAAGAAAGTACAAGAAACTGCACAAAAAGTAGGAACTGCAATTAGTTCTACTTATAAAAAAGCAGATACTAAATTAGGAGGTTACTTACCTGGTGGTCCAAAGCCGAGTGAAGTTACTACTCCAAGAGAAGAAAGAAAGGCAGCAGAACCAGTAACTGAAAAACAAAAAGAATTTGAAAGCAAGACAACTGCCGGAAAAATAATTAGTAAAGTAGGAAGAGACATACGTGGAGAAATGTTAACTACTGACCCTTATGGAAATCCAATATTAGACCCCGTAACAGGAGAACAAGTAACAATACAAGCAGGGACATTACCAATTACACCAGTAGGAGGAGCTACACAAATGTTATCAGCAGCAGCAAAGATAAATAAATTAGGAACTTTAGATGACTTTTTACATGTAGGAACATTATCTAAAACAGGAAATGTAGTTAATCAATTTCAAGCAAATACAAAAACAGCAGCATTAACAGTCAAATTATTTGGAAAAACATTTAGTGCAAAAACAATCTTGGCAGTAGGAGGAACTATTGCTGGAGCAGCAAGTTCTATGTTTTTAGGACAATGGGCTCAAGCAGAAGCTCCCGAACCAATATCAATTGTAATGAGAGATGTACTTAAAGAAGCAGAAAATACAGGTAATTGGGAATTATATAATGAAGCTGCAGAAGCAAGAAGTGAAATTACAGATTTAAATATGTGGAAGAAAATACTTATGTGGACACCAGCAAGTGTTGTAATAGGAATAACAAACAAAATAAAAGGTGCAATAACTGGTGGAGTTGTTATGGATAAATTAGCAGAAGATAAACAAATTCAACAAGAAAGTGGAGAAACTGATGATGAGATGTGGGCAAGAGTAAGACAAGAACAAGCAGACCAAGATAAAGCAGCAGTAGATTATTACAACGAACAAAGAAAACTTCAACTTAAATGGGAAAGAGAAGCAGAGAAAGCAGGTAGAAATGAAGATGCTAAATTCTGGGCTAACGAAAGAGAGAAACAAATGAAAATGGAAGAAGAAGATAGAAAAGCAATAGCAGACTTCTGGCAAGCATACAGAAAAGAATTAGCAAAAATCAATGCAGATAATAGACCAAGCAACCTAAACTTCGGACTTATTTAATTATCGTGTAGGAACACAACAGTCGATAGTGGGTTACATACCTTTATATAACTAAACCTTCTAAACATAATATGGAACAAACTAAAGAAACTGTTGAACCAACTGAAGAAAATTTGATAGAACAAGCACAAAAGATAGCAGAAAGAATGGAAAATGCAAATAAAGAAGCTAAGACACTAATGGAGAGACATGAAAGAAATAGAGCAGTAGATGCTTTAAGTGGAAAAAGAGAAGCAAGCATACCAACTCCAGAAGTAAGCAAAGAAGAAATAAAAAAGCAAGGAGCATTAGACTTTTTCAAAGGCTCTGAAATAGAAAAAGCATTAAAGACCTATGGATAAAGAAGCTTGGGAAAGAAATTTAAAACAATCAGAAGATTTATTGGCTAATCAAAAGGAAAGTGTAGAAGATTTAACATTCATCGTTGAGTGTTATAAGCAGAAGATAAAAGAAATGAAAGACATACCTTTAAATAATAAACAATAAATAAATATTCATGGCAATCGCAACATGTACGCAAACACCTACTAAATTTGAACGTAGAACAGTAGCTGATGGAAATGCAATACCTATTGGAACAATTCTTAAATTAACTGATGGTAATGTAGCAGCAGCAAGTGCAGCAAACAGTGACCCTTTTGCTGGAATCGCTTGGGAAGAAAAAACAGCAAGTGATGGAGTAACAGAACTAACTGTAGCAATGAATGGTAGATGGAGTATGACTACAACAGCTGAAGCAATCGGAATTGGAGTACCAGTAGCAATCGGTGGAGCAAATGCAATTAGAGCAGTAGTTGAAGCAGATGTAGCATTAGGTTGTGAATTAAATGCAGTAAGTTTAGATGAAATCGCTGGTGGTGGAGGCACAGCAATAGTAGAATTTAGATAAAATGGCAGATACATGGAGAGAAGCAGACACAAGAAAAGAGCACATTGATAGTGCAGTTAAAGCTGTAGCATTAATGCAATACAAACTTAAAACATTATGTACAATAGATTCAAGCGATGCTTGGACAGAATCATATTTCAGAAGAACTAACACAGTTGAAGCAACTGGTGGTGGTACTTATGCCGATGTAAGAGGATTACCTCAAATGGCACCTTTCCCTTTTATTTCTCAACCCTTTACTAAAGTAAGTGCAGTTATACAAAAATACGGTGGAGCAAGTGTTATTTCTTTAGAAGCACAATCAAATGCAACAGTACCTATGTTGTCAGCTCACATTCTAACAATTGGAAGAACAGTAGCATACGCAATTGATGTAGCAATTGAAGCAGTAATTGATGCAAGCTTTGGAAACACAGTAGCAGTAGCAGCTGGATATGAATGGGACTCAGATACAATAGCTAACAGAGACCCAATTAAAGATATCTTAGACGCAGTTCAAACTATGAGAGTAGATGGATTAGATGCTTTAAACGGAAACGGATACTTAGTAGTTAATGGACAAGACTACACAAATATAATTTCAAATTCTAAAGTAATAAATAGCCCTACATTTAAGACAGCAGATGTGGTATCTAATGGTGTGGTTGGACAGCTTTGTGGACTTAAAATAATGATTAGTGAAGCAATAGATGCTGATGACGCCTATGTAATAATTGGTCAAGAAGGTTTAACTTGGAAACAAGCAGAAGCTCTTAAGGTAGTTACTGTTGAAGACCCAGGTATTTCTACTACAATTAGAGCATGGGAAAGAGGAGTATGTCAAATCCCAGCACCTGATGCAGTTTGTAAAATCACTAATACGAGGAAATAATAATGGGTTCTAATTCTCCAGTTTATGATAGTATTGTAACTAAAGAAGCAACTATTGGTAGAAATTTTAATGTAGCAGGTAGAACAGGAAGACCAGCATATTTCTTTGCAAATGTAGATGCTAAAATGGGTGGATGGTTTAATGCAAGTAAATCACAATTACACTTTGGTAGTGCAGGTACTGGAGAAGTAACAGGATTAGCAAGTGCATTTAATGCAGAATTATATTTACCAAATAAAACTATGACAGGTGGAAGTTACTCAGTTTATGAAGGTAATTTAAACTTTCAAGCAAGTACAATTGTTGTTAGTAATGCAGCAATACCATGTGGGTTTATGACTTTTAATCTTGGTGGAACTCAAGCTAAAATAGATACATGGGAAGAAAGTGCAAGTGCATGTTTATTTAATATTAGTGGAGCAACTGCAGCAAATGACGAGTTCTTTGATACTCAAGGTGGAGCAACACATTCAGCAAGTATAAGATGTATAATTGGAGGGACAGCATATTGGCTAATGTTAGCGGCTGACCCAGGAGCATAAAATGGCATACACATTAACATTATATTTTCAAACAGAAAAAGCTAAAGAAGATTATAAAAACAAAGTTCAAGAAGAATACGACAAAGCATTAGAAACTCTTAAAGGAGATTTAAACAACGACGGTAAAGTAGACATTAAAGACTCAAGAATAATTACTAAAATTAGAAAGAGGAATAAGAAATAATGGCAGCAGGAACAGTAGTAGCAGACGATATAACTCTTGCAATAGAAAATGACACAGCTCATGCAGTAATTCTAAAGGCAGGTTAAACATACCTTTAAATAATAATTCTAATTCTATTTTATATGGCAGACCCATTTAAAACAAGTGTGAATAAAGTTTTTGGTAAGGCAGATAATAAACCTAAAGTTAGTTTTAGTACACCTGAAAGACAAAGTCAAGGTATTCTTGATGATTTTGCTGTTAGAAAAAATATTAATACTCAAGAAGGAACTATTGAGAAAGCACCTACAGATGATAACCACATAGTTAACAAGAAATATGTAGACCCTTATGAAGGAGATAACTTAGGAAGCGATTTAAGTGGTGTAGATGGTGCAACAGATAGAGTTTTAACCCTAAGTAACACAAGTTTAACAAGAGCTCCTGTATTAGTTTATGTTGGAGGTCAATTAATTAGCCTTTCAGACTTAACAATAAGCCATTTAGCAGCAAGTAGTACTATTACTTTTGCTTTAGAAATGTATAACACAGATAAAATAAGAACAATTCTTTGGTAAAATGACAAGACCAAAAGCATCTTATTATAAAAGAACATGTAAAAGATGCCTTAAACCATATATAACATTCAGTCAAAAGAGTAAAATCTGTAAAAAATGCAATAAGAAACCAGAAGTAGTTAGCGTGTAGGAACACAACAGTCGGGTGTTTCTCTCAATGAGTAGTACTAAAAGCTTATATAGTTAAAGGAACTAAGAAAACTGGAGCAGACAATGGAAAACATTCGTATAAAAATTCGTAAAAGTATGATGCCTATCTTATTAAAATTAGGCACACAAACCAATGGATATTATAGTTCTCAAACCCTTTTAGCGAAGGAACTTAAACTACCTCTAACTACTGTCAACTATCAGATTACGAAAATGAAAGCACAGGGATTAATCCAAATCTCTAAATCACCTATAATTCTTACAAATAAAGGTATAAAACAATTTAAATATATATGGGATAATTGTGATAAAACTAAATTAAGATGTCATAATGTACAAGTTGTATTTGAAGTAAAGCAGTGTAAAGTGTTTCCTAATCCAAATGAAGTCTATTCACCACTCAATAATGGTAAATATCGTGGTATTAAAACTAAATTAAAAGGTTTTACTTGTATGTTTTATTCTCCTAAAAAGATAGTTTGTACACTTAAAGATATATTTGCTGATACAGATGAAGAAATAAGTTCTGATATTCAATTACAAATACCAATGTTAGTGTCACTATTAGAGAGTGAATTTAATATTAAATTAGGTAGTCATAAAATAGCTACTATTCAACGTATGCATATTGCAGTACTTAACTCAAACATAGCTAAAGCCTATAAACTAAGAGGTTTCACTGAAGAAAACAAAGAATTTGCAATAGATAACTCACATGGTACTCCAGAAATAGAACTAACAAGCACTAATGCTTTAAAAGATATTATGAAATTAGCTAAATTAGATAGTCAACAGGTAAATCCAAGCAGTAATGCCGATAAGGTTCACGTTCGTCTGGCCTCATTAACTCCTGTTGCATACTCAAAACAGATACAAGGAGGTCAAAATGACAGAAACTTATAGTCCACCAGAACAAATAGGGCCAAACAATGTAATATATTGGTCTACAAGCAAACAAGTACTTGAAGGAGTTAAACAAGGTAAAGCAATAATCAAAAAAGCACTAATCTTCTTAAAGTTAGGCTTAGTAGACTACGACCAGATAGATAAGGTCTTCTTAGTACACCCCATACCTAATTACAATAAGACTACTTATAAAATACACAGAAGAGATAAACACTTTGCGTGCAGTTGCCAGTTTTATAATCAAGTATCTAAACATTGGGAACACCCTACTTGTTCACACATCCAAGCAGTTAAGTTCTGGTTAGAAATAAAACGATGGAACAAAACATAACAATTAAACAACTACTACTTATCTTAATAGCTAAGATAGAGAAGTTAGAGAAAACATTAGAAATAGATTACTAATGGAAAGTCGTTTAAAAAACAACTAATGGCAAGAAAGATTAAGAAGTGCATAGTATGTAGAGGTCCTACAGTAGGTAGAATCTGCAGGTCTTGTTATAATAAGAAAAGTAACAGAAGAACAAAGATATACGAAAAAGACATACAGGGGATTACACCACTGAACATTAAAACCATACAATGAAACAAATAAAAACAAACCTAAGATACTTTATACAAGGAGTAGGAGTAGCAATAATCACGCTACTCTCCTTCTTAGGAATAGCAATGATATACATGATGCTTTCCTCTTCTTAGAGATACACACATTTAAATAAATAAGAGTATTTGAAAATCTACGATTTTCACACCTTCAGGGTAAAGAGTTTCAATATAAGAAGAGGAGTGGAAGAGAGTAGCTAAGAACTACTAAAGAATAGGAAGTAATGCAGGCTCCCTTCGGTCGCCTGCTGGCTCGTATTGGCGTTATAAAGCAATATAAGAGTAAATAAGAGTAAATGAATGGTAGAGTGTAGGTATGATTGATGGTTGGTTGAGTGAGTTAAGTAAATGTAGGCTCGCTTCGCTCGCCTACCCATCTTATGCGAGTATAAAGCTTTGTATAATGTAGGTATGTAGGAACAGACAGAAAAAAATATAAAATGAAAAATAATAAATTAAGTGTGTACGACTCAATGAAGTTACCTTTTACTTTAGATGCCTGGCAAAAGGAAATCTTAGAAGCAGAAGGAAATCTTTGTATAAATATAGGTAGACAAAGTGGAAAATCTCAAATTATTGCAATCAAATCAGCTGAATTTATAAGAAATAACCCAAATAAATTAATTCTAATTATATCAATTACTGAAGACCAGGCCCAAAGAATGTTACAAAAGATAATTCTATACCTACATGATAACTGTAAAGATGAAATAAACATGAAAGGAAATGATAAGCCTACTAAGCATCGTATTACTATGAAGAATGGTGCAAGTGTTGTTACTAAAGCTGTAGGTCAGTATGGTTTAGGTGTATTAGGTATGACAGTAGATGTTGTTGTCCCTGACGAGTGTGCATACCTACCTGAAGCAATATGGCCATCTATTACACCAATGTTATTAACTACAGGAGGAGTAATGTGGTTACTTTCTACCCCAAATACTAAAGAAGGATACTTTTATGAGGCATATACTAACCCAGAAATGGGATTTAAGACCTTTAATTATACTTCTGAAGCAGTAGCAGAGAAAAGACCTGAACCTCAAAGAACTATTATGAAAGAATATTTAAGAAAAGAAAAAGCAAGAATGACAGAATTACAATATGCTCAACAATATTTAGCTCAATTCTTAGAAGAACAAAGACAATTATTCCCCGATGACTTAATACAATCACTTCAAATTCTCCAACGGACTCATTCTCAAACTGTTCCAACCGTTGGGGAATATTTTTTAGGTATGGACTGTGCAAGAATGGGAGGAGATGAAATTACTTATGAAATCTTTGAAAAAAGAAATAATATCTTCTATCAAGTAGAAAATCTAATATATAAGTACAAATTAACCACAGAAACTACTGATAAAGTCTTAGAATTAGACAAATTATATGATTTTAAACGTATATACATAGATGATGGAGGGCTTGGAGTAGCTGTTTTTGACCAATTATTAGCTACAGAACAAACAAGAAGAAAGGTAGTTCCAATAAATAATGCAAGTAGACCATTAGATATAGACAAACATCGTAAGAAAATTCTAAAAGAAGACCTATATCTCAATACAAAAGGTATGATGGAAAGGAAAGAAGTGTTTTTCTTAAATGACATTGAAATATTCAAAAGTCTTAAATCAATAATCTTAGAAAGTAACAAAACAGGAGACATTAGAATATATGGGAGGGACTCTCACGTAACAGAAGGAATAATAAGAGCCCTATACGCCTTCCGTGATAAAAACATACCTTTAAATATTTTCTTCGAAACCAACTAATATGGCAGACGTAGGCATCTATACTAAAAACGTAGATATTGTCGCAAGAGCAGGAGCGAATGTTAGTGCAACAAGTGTCGCAGTTGGTGCTACTGATGCCTATGTTCTCCATGTTGAAGCTATGGTTAATTCTATGACAAGAAAGAATTGGTCTGATTTAGTAACGGCAGGATTAAACGCAGATGTTCAAGGAATATTAACTGAAGCAAGTGCATGTTTATGTGCTATTTACGTAATAGAATGGGATATGAGTTCGGCAAGTGCAAGTAGAATCGAATTTGAAGATAGAATAAATGTACTTAGAGATAGAGCTTTATTTGCAATAAGTGCACTTAGAGACACTAAGGTACAGGAGTTTATAGAAAATGCATGATTTTAAAAATTTCCCAGAATTAACAAATGGTCAAATGGAAACTGAATATTTTAGTTCACCACATAAACAAATCTTTGAAGACTTTAGAGCTAAATGTGTTAAGGTAACAGATGGAGATACAATAACAGTAAAATGGTTTGAAAGAGATTTCAACTTTCCAATTAGATTTCTTGACATAAACACTAAAGAATTATCTGAGGGTGGAGGGGATGTAAAAGACTGGCTTAAAGATATAATTGAAGGAGAAGAAGTAGATATACTAATCAATAAAAAAAATAGAGTAGATAAATGGGGAAGACTATTAGGACACATAGTTCATAGAGGAATGAACATGGGAGAATGGATGTTAAGAACAGGTAAGGCAACTACATTCGCAAATCGTAACGAAGGTAAAATTCCAGAATTAAATAAATTAACGAGCACATCACAATGGTTTTAAAAAAAATAGTAGGAAGCTTATATGAATACTTCTATGCAGAAGAAATAGATAAACAATATCTAAAGATGAAACTTTTAAAAGATAAAGTATTAGATTTAGAATATTTATTAAATCTTGATAAAGTAGACTCTCCAGAAAAGTTAGGAGAAATAGGAATTACTGAACTAAGAAAACTATTAAATACTCATTGTGAAGAATTACATATCTCAGATAGAACTTATGGACTAACAAATTTAATACAAGCAAAGAAATATACTGAAGAAACAAAAGTATCTTTTAACACATATCAATTAGGAGAATATGACTGTGATGAATTTTCTTTTAACTTAATGGGGAAATGGAACCTTGGAAGAAACCAATTTGCTTTTGGAATAGCTTGGAGCAAAACACATGCATTTAATATAATGGTAGACCTAAAAAAACAAATCTGGATTATAGAACCACAAAGTAATAAATTCATAAGAATAGAAAATGTTAAAAACAAAATTAAATTTTATCCCATGAGGTTAATCATAATATAATGGTATTAAATTTTGGTGGAGGAGGATTATTTGGAAACGGAATCTTTGAATCAAGTCCAGAAGATGGGCAAGTAGGAACCTATCAAGGAGAGAGAATTATTCCAACTGATATTCCAGTTAGTTC